AAAAAAATCAGAAACTCACAACGAACATTATATACAAAGTTAGGCGTAGGGTCGCTTAATGAAAACTGTGTAACAATGTATAAAAACAAAAACAAAAATAAAAGTAAAAACTTATAAAATTGACTTTTTCTAAATTTATATTTCATGTAGATATCTTACTCTGAGTTCTATGAATGTGACCCCATATCTTCCAAAAATGCTTCAAATATTCTGTAGCCCACTTAATAGTATCAGTTATAGCATATTTGTAAATAACATCATTATTGTATCTCAGTGAGATAGGTGACAGTAGTTCGTTCATTAATATAGCAAATGCTTCTTTTTGATTGGATGTCACTATTGTTTTCTTCAGAATCTGAATATGCATGTATCTGATGGCAACTCTGTCGTATTCTTTATGAGTCTTTTTACTTTCTGCAATATCAGTTGTCATATATGGAGACACTCTCTTACCCACATATGATGCATTGGTGCTTTCTACTAGATTTTTTAATGTTACAATTAAGGTTTTCTCTATATCCTCTAGTGTCTCATTTATCAACAATGCATTCAAGTTTGTGTGTGATTGCATCAGAAATCTATTGATTGATTCAGTGTAATTGTTTTTGAAACCCATTATAGAAGCAATCTTCATTAAATTAGCAGTCACTTTGCCAAATGAGTCTTGAAATGGATAATCTTGGTGACGAGTCTTTGCGAAATTGCATAATTTTTCATAAAATGCATTGTGATTAGATGGAACCAGTAAAGCATTAGTGCTATATATCTGTGGATCAGGAAGATTAGTCTTGATATTTTGGCAGACTATATAGACTTCTTTTCCTTCTGCACTGGAATATAATGGGACCACTATTTTAATAGATGAATAATATAAAGAGTAGCTAGATAAATGTAGACTTAGCAGTTTAAGATTGTGCAAGTAACTTTTCTTGATGAAATATGTTGGGTGTGATTTCTTAATAATCCTCAACATTGATAAATGCATCTTCTGCTCTACCTCCGGATGGAAGTGTCCTGATATTTCGGCATCATTTGTAAGCAAAGGTACTTTACTGGGAATAAAATCAATAAATTTTTTCATATATAAATCATCTGTAAGATCCCCACCATATATTAAACACAATTTTGCTCCCTTTATATATTCTCTATCTTGCAAAAAGCTTCCTGGTACAAAATGTTCATATCGTTGAGGCAAGATATTGTCAGGATTATATAAGGAATTATATATAATTGGCTTACCTGATAATTTATAAATTGCAAAACTGATTGATGCCTCTCCATCTGCAGTGCATATACATGTGTCATTTATAACCATTTGCTCTTTTACTATTATTTGAGTTATCTTAGAATGGGCTGTAGATATTGTATCGTATAGTCTGTAAGCATGATCAAATCTTGTTCTTAATGTTTTGTAGGTATCTTCAACAAAATTGTAATGTAATGAGACATCAATGGTTGTTATTTCAGTGAAGTTAGACAGTTCTTCTGCAAACAATAATTGCATGGGATAAGGATTAAATCTAATGTTATTCATTATTCCATCAGGAACATTATACATACCCATATGTGAAGTGGTTCTCCCTAATGGCACAACAACCTTATGTCTAAAATATAATTCTGGAGCTTTCTTTAAGATTAAAATTGGATTATTATTAATCAAGTCTAAAGTTGCTGTTTCACCAATTATTCCATGAATTGAAATATACAATTTCTTCAAATCTATTTGTGACAGGTGATTGCCTGGTGGAAGGGATTTTATTTCATCTTTGATTAATCTGTAGTTTTTGTGGTTATACACTCCTCTCAATAAATTTGAACAGTTCCACATCATGACAATTTTCTTCATTGTAGTACCTGATGTCAAGAAAAATGTAGGATTCTTTTTACTTCTCAGCAGTCCCAATGTGTTATAATCAAGGATCATATACTTGATATATTTAGCGAGTAACTGATTTAAACGCCCGCTGATTTTTGCTTGAGATGAATACATATCAACAACACCATCTGTGGATAATTGCTCTAACACTCTAGTTAATACATCTGGGAGTAGAGCATTTTCTGCAATGCCACCCCAAAAAGAAGATGGTAGAGCCATGACCTTGTGAGTTATTGTCAGATCTATACTTTCGTAGTATATCAATATTAAGTATGCTAATTCTTTGCATATATCTACTATACTAGTCTGCATTAACTCAGTTACACCTATAGCAGATACTCCAATGACTTTGTTTTCCTCTTGAGTCCATGTTTGTATTGTAATGATTTTATGGAGACGAGATAACAAGTAAGAGCCCATTGCAATCTGTGGTGTTGTCTTATTTATCATCTTTACTAGGACTCCAGTTGGTTGAGTGAGTTCATTTATGGTTGAACAATCAGCATATAATAGTGTGTTTTTCGTATCAACATTAGCTGTTCTAGGTCCTTCTTCATCATTTACAAGTTTATCATTTGTAATCTCTTCAATACAACACTTTTTTGTTATACTCAATTTGGTGTATTTTTCTACTGATCCTTTTGTTATCAATTCTATTAATTTTAATCTAAAGGATAATAATATCAGTCCTTGCATATGAACATTGTAATCTTCTCCACCCCTAGATGTAAAGGATAAATTATCAGAGCTAAAAACGAAATGAGTTGTCAAGGTATGCCTCATATTGTTTAGTGAGGACATTTTAGTTACATGATCATTTAATCTATGATAGAATGTTCCTTTTTCTATTTCACCTCCAGACAATTGGATTGTTGTTTCAGGAATACTTGTCCTCAAAGATATTAGATAGCTGATATAATCGAAAGACTTGCTCGACTCATTAATACACCATGTTTTAATCTGTGATAGTCTGAAAGCACTTTCCAATGGTTTGCAGTGATTTTCTACCACTAAGACTCTTCCTGTTCTTTTCTCTTGAGTCTTGTTTCCAACATACATCCCGGAAGATCCTAGTGTGTAGATACTATTTAAAGAGATATCATGTGTGGATAATATAGAAAAATACTCCTTTGCTTTTATATCCAAAGCGTCATCATGTATGATGTCGCATAGATGGAGAGGGTGAGGAACGGTAACTCCTTCAATCTTTCTTCCTTGAGTAACAGATTGCCAACTGTAGTCTCTGATATCCTGTGCAAGTGTAGTAGGACAGTCAATATGATAAGATCCTGTCATACACATTACAGAGTTATAAGAGTGGTAAAGATGAAACATCAACTCAGTGTCTGATTGACCCATTAGTGAACCGAGACTCTTTCCTTTTCGTATATCAGTCATAGACTGTAATGTTCTTGTGCTGGAGAATTGACTCATAAAAGCTAATCTAGCTCCTGTAGGAGTGTTAGCAGCAATCTCATGCAATACTCTAGGGAAGATAGGTTTAAATTTCAACAAATAGTCGTACAAGTCTTTATCAAAATTTGTTGCAGTCGTATTAAACATGTTGTTTATGTTTCTATTCTTGCAAACTGTAATTATATAATCTTTCACATATTTTTTGAAATGTTTTGATACAGGATCAACTCTATGAACATTAGTAGATGTTGGATTTGTTACTAGCAATTCAGGAGATCCATTACCCAATTTATATTTTCGTTGTTTAAACCATTCCAACAATCTAGATGCCATTTTGCCCATTTCACTCTTGTCTTGGGATATAAGATCTAACATAGTGATGTAACCAGTTAATTGATCAGGGTGTCCTCTATAATAATAATCAATGATATGAGAAAAAGGCAGTCCAAAACAATCACTGTTTAACAATTGAATGAATCTTAAAGCTTGCTTTGTGCTAATCCAAGTTATAACCTTGGACAATATTTTATTTATATCTGCGCTCCATTTTAGTGTCCTCAATCTTTCTGTGTCTCGAATTAATGTGAACAATGACTCCATCTGACAAACATAATATGGTACTGCAACAATAAAAGATTTTTGAGCTGTTGTTAATCCGCTGGTCTGCATTGTGGCTATTTTGTTCTGTATTGTAGGATATAATTCATTTACATCTGGCATCGTACGGGATATTCTTTTCAGTGTTTGAGAGCAAAAAGCTCCATTAATTAAGAATTCCTTTCCGTAAACCAATACTTTGTGTGAAATCCAGGTCTCCAATGGTTTTATCTCAAGACCTATATCTCTAGATTTTTCTGCTAAGACTTTCATAAACAGCTGAACTTTATCTCTTATCATTACAATGTTTTGAGAGATGAGTTCATCAACATTTTCGTATTGACTGTCTGGAACTTTGATTCTTATCTTACAGATCTGATTGTCTCCTTGGCCTATAATTGAACTTTTTATTCCTGTTATGGTTTCTACCAAAAGTAATAATCCTATTGTAATCCATGTCCATCCTTTTTGTCTCAACCCTTCAAAACCACCACAGTGAAGACTCCATTGATAAACATTCTGGAACACATGTCTAGACTTAGAGTTGTCAAAATATTTGTCTGGTATTCTGAATGCAGAAGACAATGAGACTTCACTTGTTTGGAAAAATTCATGTGTATAAGTATACAAACCAGGTGTTCCATAAAGTGCATCTAATATGTTAAAGAACGGAGCTGTTGCTGCATAACTCCAATGAATATTCCAAGACTTAAAATCAATTCCAACCAAAATCTCTGCATAACATCCAGTTGTTACTGTTCCAACTTGTTGTAATCTATGTGCTAACTTTGCTTCTGATGAGGTCATACTTTGTTGAGGATAATATTGAAATATCTTTCTTGACAGATTGTCTTCTGTGGCACAGAAATACAATCTCATCTCTAGAGTCATCATGGCAAATAATCTGGGAACAACATTCAATTCTCTCTCTTTTGAACTCAATTTCACAATTTTCCAATTTTCCGGAACATCTCTGTGCATTATTTTAGTACAAATCTTCTTGACATCAATTTCTTCTCTATTAAGCACTTCTGTTAACACTCTTTTTGTTGTAGTTCGTGGTGGCCTGTTCTTAATACCTGTCATTCTATAATCATATGTCGTAGCATTCTCATTCTTGTATGTAGAAATGGATTTGTCAGATAATAGTGCAGTAAAGTCAGCGGAGAAATCAAACTGAAATTCTTGTCTCACAACTATCTTAGCCCAGTCTGTTAACAAGAGCTCTGTGTTCTCAAAATTGATATTTGTTATAGATTTGTCTATAAAGATTTTTAATGTTGATTCTTCGGATAATTTATCAACATCCAAATTGGGCCATCTACCATGTTTAATAATATATGAGTGACAAAATTGTCTAATAAGACATCCTTTAATCAGATTCACTGTGTGATTGTTAGGCAACGGTCTGTTTCTTGCTATTTTCTGAACTTTTACACAACCTTCATCCTCTTTAACAAAAGAATGACCCCAATGTCTGTACAATCCAAAACACTCTACTAATTGATACTCATTCAGAGAATATAAAAAATCAGTCATTTCTCTCAATAAGGCAAAGTCGTTTTCCTCTATTTCTGATTGAATAAAATCTCGATATGTTGTGCTTATCTCTAACTTGTCAACTTTATGAATTATAATAGAGTGACATAATGATTCGAACATCTTCAATTGAGAATATAGACTATTTCCTAAAAATTGAAAGTGCTTATCAGCGATAGAATATATTTTGATGATTATATCTGGATTGCATTTGAATAAGAATTTGTTATTTACAAGGCGTGAAAAATATATTGTGAAGAATCTGCTAGTTATAGTGTCTGAAATCATCAAGATCTGCTCATAATTCATTACATGCACCTTAACAGTCGATGCTATAATCAATCTCCTCTTATAATCGTTCAGATCACCTTGAGGAATATTCAAGTTGGGACATTCCATCAGCAATCCGATACTTTTGTTAACAATCATATAAGGGTACTTCCTGGATGTTGTGTATCTCAGTGTCCAAGTCCCGTTGTTCTTATTAGCTTTTTCTATCATGGTTTGTTTAAGATCTTCCCAATACATTTTTGAAGTATATGTTCTTATTTCTAATTGCGTCAAGTTCTCCCATTCATCCGAAAACTCAGTTAGAAGATCTGGATTAAAAGATTGAAGGTACTCTTTTATAGACTGCTGAATTGCAGGAAAGTACGTCATCAACCATTTTGACTCATAAGTTCCGTCGCCATATCCGAGTTGGAACAATTCACCGTAAGTGTAGGAAGCATCTATTGTCATTTTTTCTAGAATAGCAGTAGGTGAATCAAACACTTTTAATATCATATTCTTGTTTATAACAGCTACATTCGGCAGCTGTACATAAGATATTAGTGCACTAGAAACTCCTTCTTTGTACATATCACTAGGGTGAAGTTTTAAAGCATCTTCTATTAATATCAGTATGTCAGGTCTTATAGGAGATGATAGATGCTGATCAACACTTACCTCTTTTCTTTGATTATAAGGGATATCATCATCAAAGGCTGGACCTAGATCTATAAACTCATAATCCATTGTTTGCTTATACTATAGAACAGTGAAGCTCTGTGTGCTCAAATAACAATACTCAGCTGAAGTATTCTTCAAATATTTCAGTATTTGATAGTATATTGAAGTATATATACACCCTAATTCTTAATTATTGATTATTGTAATCTAGTTTATAGAAAGTTATTAATTTTGTTATTTTGAGTTATTCAAGAACTGAGATTAATTTTCTTGTGTAAATAATCAATCTGGTAATGTTGCAAATGTCACAATTTCATTTTTAATTTTATATATG